GGAGTTTTAGATTACTGATCTCAGATGGCTCTAAAACCTTTGCATACATACCTAACGAACACCTTAGGTAAGATTAAACAAGACTGTACCAAAGACCAAGGAAAGTTCTCTAGTCTAATACTCGGTAGCCCGGTCTATTACAGTGTCGATTTGACAGCTGCAACAGATAGGTTTCCTATTGAGATAATTAAACAGTTACTTTCCCGTCAGTTGCCAAAATGCTTTGTCGAGGCTTGGGCGAAAGTGATGGTAGGCTATCCATTCGAATACCGTGGACAGAATATTGCTTATTCTGTCGGTAACCCGATGGGTGCTTATTCATCCTTTAACTCCTTCGCCTTGACTCACCATTACTTAGTATATCACTGTTGTAGGGAATTAGGTATCTCCTGAAAAGGATTACGTTATGCCTTACTAGGTGATGATATAGTTATTGGTGATGCTTCGGTAGCGGAATTATATATGAAAGTACTTCGTAGCATACATGTAGACTTTTCTCCGGCAAAGACTCATAAGAGTGATAAGTTCTTTGAGTTTGCGAAGAGAGTTTTCTACTGTGAAAACGAAGTTACACCATTCCCAATATCTGCACTGTTAAGTCGTGGTAAAGGAGTTTATGCCCTTACCCTTCTTATCAGAAAAGCCAGAGAACGGGGATGAGATTTCATTGAAACAGGGTCTATGGTTCATAAATATTTCGCCATGGTTCTAGAGTTCAAATCTAGTTATCGTAAGAAGCTAGAAAAGAACGCTAGGGCATTCGATTCCCTATTATCACTAATAGGTGGTATTGTTCCTGCTTATACAGTCTTTAATGACATGTTAAGGAAGAATAGTCTACCTGAATATTTCAATGAAGGCAACATCGATAAATATAAAAATTTATACGGATTGTCTATACTTGATTTACTCAAATCGAGTGTTTCTGAATTCATGATTGCCACTCCAACGCATTCCGAAAGAACTTTAACGAGATCTTCCGAAATTGTTTCGAAGTACATTCCATGATTCATGAAAGCCATGGACAAATATCCTGAACTGATTTTCCACTGTGATTTCGCACTAAGTTCATCTCCTCTTTACCAGGCTTTCTTAACCCTGGAGGAGGAAATCATTGATGAACAAACGAAGATCAGCGGTATCATGGTCAGCACCGATTCATCTATTGGTAAATCCGATCTGAAGCCTAAGATGAACAAGAAGAGTCTTAATGATCTCCTTGATCTTAATAAGTCTTCGGATA